CGCCGCCCGCGCCGCCGTCTCGTGGTGCGGCTCCTGCGAGCGCCCCGAGTACCGCTGGATCACCACCGACCGCGGCACTGCCCGCTGCGCCGCCTGCCACCCCGACCTCGTCGTCGGCCCGCGCGCTGAGACCCCCACCCAGCCCGCACGCCACCTCACCGTCGTCACCCAGCGAGGAGCTTCATGACCACCCGCTTCGCTTTCCTCGACGACATCGAGGACACGCTCTGGGAGGCCACCCAGCAGACCATCACCGAGTCCCTCGAGCGGGGCGAGTCACCCGACCACGGTGACCTCGGCGACGAGGCCTGCGCCTGGTGCGGCCACGACTGGCACGGTCTCCGCTGCCAGCCCTACTGGATCCCCGAGCTCGGCACCTGCAACTGCGACGACTCCCGCCAGCCCCTCGACGACACCTGGCGCCCATCAGTGACCCGCGTGCAGACACTGATGCGCGACGAGGGTCTCGACGGCTACGCCGCCACCGAGTCGGCCTACGGCTCCCGGCGCCGACTCCGCATCGACCTGTCCGCAGGGACGTTCCTCTTCGGGCAGGCGGCCAGAGCAGCGGCAGCGGTCGCGATGTCCTACCACCGGTCCACGGTGCAGACAACCGCAGCGCTCGACGCGCTCCCAGCTGACCTCGTCGCAGCCGCACGAGCCTTCGCCGAATCCGAGCGGGCCACCGCACCACCGGCGCCGACCGAGACCGACCCCCGCCGCCGAGCGCTCACCCACCGCCAGCAGCTCGGCACCGGCCCAGCCCAGCCAGCAGCCGGCCGCGCACGACGGCCCCGGACGCACCGGTGACCACCCATCACGACACCGTCGCCCACCAGCACCCCACCCCCGAAGGACACGCCACCCCCGTGACGCAGCCCGACGAGCTCCCCGCCACCTGCGCCATCGGCCAGCACCACGCCCGCCGCCTGGTCGACCGCCTGCTCATCTGCCACCGCCACCACCGCCAGCTCGCCGACACCGTCGCCGACCTCGAGCGGCTCTACGCGAGCCTCGACGACGAGCTCATCCGCAACCCCGGCGCCGGCGCACCCAGTGCCGTCACCGGCTCCCCCGCCCCCGGCCGCACCGACGTCTGGTCCCTCACCGACCTGCGCACCACCGCATACGCCCCCATCGCCGAGGGCCCCGCCTGCGCCGGCCCGTGCTGGCACGAGACCTGCAGCGCCCGCCGCCGCTTCCCTACCGACGACGAGCACGGCGCCCGCACCACCCGCTACGTGTCCGTCCTCGGCGTCCTGCTCGTCTGGTCCGACCGCATCCGCGACGAGCACCCCCGCCTCCAGCCGCGCCCCGGGGCCCGCGTCGTCCGCCGCCCCGGCAGCGGCCTCGGCCCCTTCCACAACGGCACCTGCGGCCACGACTCCTGCACCGCCTTGCGCGCCTACGAGCGCGTCACCCCCCACTTCTCCACCGAGCGCAACGTCATCGGCCGCAACCTCGACTGGGCCTGTGCCCAGCCCTGGGTCGGCGAGATGTGGACCGAGCTCCGCGGTCTCTGGTCCCTGCTGCGCGACGTCGCCCTCGGCGAACGCCCACCCCGCCCCGCCGCCCAGTGCCACGTCCTGCGCCCCGACAGCAAGCCCTGCGGCGGCGGCATCTGGGTCCACGCCAACCGGGGCCGCTGCGACCGCTGCGGCACCACCTGGACCGGCAGAGACTTCCTCCGGCTGTCCCTCATCATCAGCCCGTCGGCCCCGGCCACTGACGGGAGCATCACCGCATGACCAGCCCGACGACCCTGGTGTTCACCGGCGGCGAGCCGGCCCCGCGCCCGGGAACACGGCTGCCCGTCCTCGACCAGCGACAGCAGGTCATCGGCGACGGCACCGTGCAGGACGACGGCACCGTCGTGCTCACCTTCCCGCACGAGCACCGCTGGATCAGCGCACCCGACCTGGGCAGCGCGCTCGAGATGCAGCTGTGCGCCACCACTGGGTGCGGCGGCCGACGCGCCGTCACCCAGCGGGTCGAGCAGCTGTGAGGCGACGAGACCACCCGGCCGCCCGACAGGCCGGCGACCGCACGCTCGCCAGTCGCCAGCTGGTCGCCCTCACCTTCGGCCGCCACGTCAACCTCGTCCGCCGCGTCGTCCCACCGGTGGCCTGCGACGTCGCCACCAGGGCCGCACTTCTCGACGTCGACGACGCCGAAGCCCGACTCGCCGAGGTTGCAACCCGTACTTGACGACCTGGTCGGCGCTAGTGCACCCTCTCGTGCAGTGCCACACGTGTACCCACAGCCCGGCCCAGCAGCTCGCTGGCCCGGGCTGTGGCGCGTCTAGGGGGGGTGGTCAGGCTGACCTCGAGGGTCTGCCCGAAGCCCGGCTGCCCGGTCCTCCTCGGCCCCGGCGAGCAGTGCCCGGCCCACAGCCGGCCGAACAGCCACCGCCGCGGCTACGACCGCCAACACCGGCGCACCAGGGCGAGCTGGGCGCCGCTCGTGGCCACCGGCACCGTGCGGTGCACGCGACCCGAGTGCGGCGAGCTGATCATGGCCGACGAGCCGTGGGACCTCGGCCACGACGACCACGACCGCTCGATCACGCGCGGCCCGGAGCACCGAGACCGGTGCAACAGGGCCGCCGCGGGGCGTTCCAGCCTCCCCTGATCGTCACCCAGCGTGACCAGGGGTGGGGGTGACCCCCTCCCGACCCCCCTCCCCGGCGACCGCCGGGAGGTGCCTCCGAGGTGCGGAGGGTTCAGACATCCCAGACCCCTCGGCGTCCGTGACGCTGCGTGATCTGGGGTGAGGAAGCGGCGCGACGCCGCTGAAGGAGATCGCCATGCCGCGTGGTGGAGCCCGCAACCGGTCCGGCCCGCAGCCAGACCCGAACTCCGGTCGGTCCGACGCCCGGGGGTTCTCCCTGCAGTCTCTCCCCTCGGAGGGCTACCGCGGCCGCGTGCCGAAGTGGCCGCTGCCCGCCCGGGCGATCTACCGCTGGGAGTACGAGGACAAGCGGCGCTGGCAGGTGCGCGACGACGAGGCCACCGAGCAGGTCGCCGCTCGCGAGCTCGAGCTGTGGAAGTGGGCCTGGCGCACACCGCAGGCCGCCGCCTGGGCCCAGCCGTCGGAGAAGTGGCGCTCGCACACCATCGCGATGTGGGTGCGGACCGCCGTCATCTGTGAGTCCTCCGAGGCCACCGCGGCCGACAAGGGCTCCCTGCACCGGTTCGCCGACCAGATCGGCTTCACCACCGCCGGCCTGAGCGAGATGGGCTGGCGGGTCGCCGTCGACGAGCTCGCCGGCCGCGCCGCCCAGCGCGGCCCTGCGCCCGCCGCTGCTGCACCGCGGCAGCGGCGCCTGAGGGCGGCTGGCGATGGTCAGCAGTGAGTTCGTCATCGACTTCCCGACCCTCGGCGACCTCGGGGACGGGTGGATCACCCAGCACTGCCGGGTGCCCGACGGCTTCACCCGCGGTCGGCCGTACGAGATGGCCGACTGGCAGTTCTGGTGCCACGCCAACCGGTACCGGATCCGCGAGGGCGCCGAGTTCGTGCACCCGGACGACGTCGGCCCCGACGACCCACCGGTCCTGAACCAGGCGTTCACCTACCAGCAGACCCTGGTCGTCGGCCCCCAGAAGTCCGGCAAGGGCCCCAACTCGGCCGCCCAGGTCGCGTTCGAGGCCTGCGGCCCCTCCGTGTTCGCCGGCTGGGCCAAGCCGGGCGACGAGTACCGGTGTGCGGACCACGGCTGCAGCTGCGGCTGGGGCTTCCAGTACGAGCCGGGCGACCCGATGGGCATGCGGCACCCCTCGCCGCTCATCCAGCTGACCGCGACCTCCGAGGACCAGGTCGCGAACATGTACCGGCCCCTCAAGGCCATGATCCGTCTCGGCCCGCTGCAGCAGCTGCTCGCCGTCCGCGAGGGCTTCATCCGCGTGCTGGGCGGCGGAGTCGACGACCCCGACCTCGACCGCATCGACGTCGTCACCGCCTCGGCCGCCTCTCGCCTGGGCAACCCGATCAGCGACGCCGAGCAGGACGAGGCCGGCCTCTACACGACCTCCAACGGCATGGTCGAGGTCGCCGACACCCAAGCCCGCGGCGCCGCGGGCATGGGCGGCCGCACGCACCTGACCACGAACGCGTGGAACCCGACCCAGTCCTCGTACGCGCAGACGGTGTACGAGGGCGGCCACGACGACGTGTTCGTCTACTACCGCAACCCCGACGTCGTCCCCCGCCTGCTCGACACCGACGGCAAGCCGATCAGCTTCCTGCTCGAGGCCAACCGCCGGCGCATCTTCGAGTACGTCTACCAGGGCTCCTGGTGGGTCAACCTGGACTCGATCGAGGCGCTCACGAAGAAGCTGCTGCTGCGCGACCCGGCCCAGGCCGAGCGGTTCTTCGGCAACCGCCTGGTGCAGGGCGCCGGGACGTGGTTGGAGCAGGGACTGTGGAGCTCGGCGTATGCCGCCGCGTGAGTGGCTCCCGAACCCCCCGAAGGGCACCTCGGTGTGCGGGGGCTTCGACGGGTCGGAGAGCGACGACTGGACCGCGATCAAGCTGGAGACCTCGGCCGGCTTCCTGTTCACCCCGCGGTGGCAGGCGACCGGCGAGCCCATGGTCTGGAACCCGGCGAAGTTCGGCGGGCGCATGCCGCGGCTGCAGGTGCACGACGCCTGGGCCGAGATCGCCGGGCACTATGTACTCGAGCGGGTGTACTGCGACCCCGGGTTCAACGACGAGCACGACCCGACGTCGTGGATCACCGAGATCGAGACCTGGGACCGGCTGCACGGGCCGAAGAAGTTCATTCCGTGGCAGATGGGCGGCCAGACCCGCACCAAGGCGGTCCACGCCGCGCTGGTGCGCTTCGAGACCGACCTGAAGCAGCGGGCCTTGACCCACGACGGGTGCCCGATCACCGAGACCCACATGGGCAACGCCCGCAAGATCCCCAAGCCCGGCGACCGGTACATCCTCGGCAAGCCGTCGCAGAAGCAAAAGATCGACGCCGCCGTGACCTCCGTGCTCGCGCACGAAGCTGCCGCCGACGCCCGGTCCGACGGCTGGGGCACGACCAAGACCCTCCCCCACCTGGCCTTCGGGATCTGACCGGCAGGGGGTGCGCGTGCCCACCGTCATGCAGTGGACCATCCACCTGCTCGAGAAGATCGAGCGGCAGCGGCGGTACGCCGAGCCCTACGAGAAGCGCTACCGCAACCAGTTCGTGCTGCCGTTCATCGAGCGCGAGTACCGCGAGGTCTACGGCAGCCAGGTCGACCTGCTCCGGCCCATCCTGGACGCCCCCCGCACCGGGACCGCAGCGATCGGCATTGACGCCCTGGTCGAGCGGCTCACCCTCAACGGGGTCATCGCCCGCGACGAGGCCGACGCGGAAGCCGCGGCGGTCATCTGGCGGGCCTGGGAGGACAACGACCTCGACGTCATGCACCGCGAGGCGCACCGCGAGGCCCTGATCAAGGCCCGGTCGTTCGGCAGCGTGCACCGCTCTGCCGACAACCGGGCCGTGGTGGGCATCGAGTCCGCCGAGCAGATGGCCGTGCACCGCACCCCGGGCCCGCCCTACGACGTCGACGCCGCGCTCAAGGTCGACATCGACGAGTGGACCGGCAAGCAGGTCGCCCAGCTGCGCCTGCCCGGCCGCGACCTCCGCATGGTCGACACCGGCGTGCCCTCCCTCGACCCGGAAGGGTCCGGTGTCAGCTCCACCTGGGCCGTCGCCCAGGATGGCGAGACCGCGACCCGCCTGCCCGCCGTGCCCGTCGCCGAGTTCGCCTCCCGCGACCGCCTCCTCACCGCGCCCAGCAGCGAGATCGAACCCATCGCCACCTCGGTCGACATCTGCGACCTGGTCGAGGGCCTGATGGTGTTCGCCGGCCACTTCGGCGCCGTCCCGATCCGCTACGGCACCGGGCTCACCGTCCCCCGCGACCCCGCCGACCCGACCAAGGCCCTGCTCGGTCCGGACGGCAAGCCGATGCTCGCCTTCAAGCCCCGGGCCGACCAGTTCTGGGGCGACACCAACCCCGAGGCCCGCTTCGGCCAGCTCACCCCCGCCGAGCTCGCCGGGTTCATCGCCTGGGCCGAGCACGCCTCCTCCCGGGTGCGGGCACAGACATCGGTGGCCAGCACCTACTACTCGATCGACCTCAAGTCGCACATGTCCGCCGAGCTCCTCAAGACCGACGAGGCGCCGATGGTCCGGCGGATCCTGTCCATGGGACGCGACGGCACCCTCAACGGGAGCTGGCGCCGCATCCACCGGTTCATGCTGTGGATCGAGCGCCCCGCCTCCCGCGCCCGTCTCCGGCCGCGGTGGGCCGACCCGAACACCCGCGTCGAGGCAGCCGCGGTCGACTCCTTCCAGAAGGCCGTCGCCTCCGGCCTCGGCGTCCGCGTCGCGGCCGAGCAGTTCCTCGGCTGGGACCCCGAGCTCGTCGACCGCGCCGTCGCCGAAGCCGAGGAAGCCAGGGCCGCCATCGCCGAGCTCGGCGACCCTGCCCTCGAGCGGGTCACCCGCCAGCTGACCAACATGACCGCCGTCGATGCCGGCGCCTGAGGCGTCGGCCAACTTCTACCGCCACCTCCAGCGGCTCCAGGTCGTCCTGGTCGCCGCCGGCCGCCGCGCCTGGGGCCGGATGGACCCCGCCGACTTCGACCGCTCCTGGCGGGCGCTCACCCCCGACCTGCTGCTCGTCGTCACCGCCAGCCAGCTGGCCGCGGCCCGAGCCGCCACCGACTACGTGCCCGCCGTCCTGGCCGAGACCGACCAGCCCGACGAGCCCGCCGGCCGCGTCCGCCCGATGAGCTTCGCCGGGGTGGCCGCCGACGGCCGACCGCTGACCGGCCTGCTGCAGAGCGCGGTCGTCCGGGCGAAGGGCGCCACCCAGACCCGCGTCGTCACCGAGGACGTCGACCTGGGCGAGCTTGGCGTCGTCGAGCGCACCCGCACCCTCCAGGGCCTCTCCCCCGAAGCGGCGCTCGCCCTCGGCGGGCGATGGCTGGACATGCTGCTGCAGACCACCGTCAGCGACGCCGCACGCAACGCCACCACCGCCGAGATCGTCGTCCGCGACCGCATGGGCTGGGTCCGGATGATCAACCCCCCGTGCTGCGGCCGCTGCGCCATCCTCGCCGGCCGCTGGTACCGCTGGTCGTCCGGCTTTCAGCGGCACCCCCGATGCGACTGCGTGCACATCCCCTCCCTCGAGGACCGCGCCGACGACTTCCGCACCGACCCCAAGCGGGTCTTCGACGAAGGCCTCGTCACCGGCCTCACCCGCCGCGAGCAGCAACGTCTCGCCGACGGGGCCGACCCGGCCACCGTCATCAACGAGTCCCGCGACATGTGGCGCGCCCGCATCCAGGACCAGAAGCGCCAAGCGCGCGCCGCCGAGCAGGCAGCGGCCGCCGCCACCCCGGCCGGCCGGGCCCAGGCGGAGCGCGTCCAGCAGTCCATGGAGGGCCTGCTCGCCTCAGCCGGTAACCGCGGCCAGGCCGAGGCCTTCATGCGCCAGCTCGGCTGGATCACCTGACCCCGGACCGCCCCGGCCCGGCAGCACCACCACCACCGCCCCGCGACGGGGCGACCACGAAGGAGACGCGATGTCCCGCACGACCCAGATGACCCCCGCCCGCGCCCAGCAGCTGGCCGCCGACATGCTCGCCCGCCGCCACGCCTGGGCCGGCGGCCTGCACATGACCATGACGCTGCCGGTCCCGACGCCCCCCGGCCAGCCCGCGCCGACGCCGCCCGGTCCGACCCCCGCGCCGCCCACGCCCCCGACCCCGCCTCCCGGGCCCGCGCGCCCCGACGGCGTCAGCGAGGCCGAGTGGGCCGCGCTCGGCGACCCCGGCAAGGCCGCGATCGTCCGCGAGCGCGCCGCCCGGCAGACCGCCGAGCAGACCCTGGCCGCCGAGCGCGCCCGCGCGCCCCCCCCCCCCCCCCCCCCCCCCCCCCCCCCCCCCCCGCCCCCCCCCCCCCCCCCCCCCCACCCCCCCGCCCGCGGGTGC